GGAACTGCTGTCGCCATCTTGGCTATTTTTTAACTATTTAGACGGATATTGGCAAAAGGGATCTCTCTTAAGTCGGCAAGTTCATCAGAATAAACCTCATATAATTGCCCAGCAACTTCATCATAAGTATATTGTCTCAATTCTCCCCAGTGGAAGTTGATACCTTTAAATCCCCATCGGAAAACTTCAGTGACCGCAACTAGGGGATTTTGATCGTAAGATATATTTGGTGTCTTTGGTCGGTAGACAAAAGTATAATATTTACCTGCTCTTGGAACTCGTCCACTTTCTTGTAAAACATTTAAAATCTCAAGCATCAAATCATCGGGATCTTCATTACCAATCACACCATCAATGACAGAACGTACCCGATTATCATTATCATCGGTCGGGTTTCTTTCTTGCCTTTGCTTGAGTGTCTTTCTAGGCATATTAAATACCTAATTCGTTTTCTGTAAGAACTTTGAATTCATATCCACGATCAGCACACCATTCTTTTGCTGCTTCCCATTTTGCCTGATTTTTGGCATATTCGTATGCCTCATAGAGATACTTTTTAGTTTGTCTCTGTTGTTTGGGGGGAGGAGTTGTTTGCTTTTTTGGTTTAATCTCAATCAAATATTTTTTAATTTGACCACTAGATTCTTGAACTTTGATATAAAAATCTGGGAAATATCTATGAGGTTTACTGTCTATTGGTGATCTGTACCATACAAACATTTCTTCTGATCCCCATTCCAACACTTTCTCATTGAGATCACAGTAGACCATAAATTTCCTCTCCCACAATGATCTGTATATGATGTTTGTTGGATCTCCCTTATATTTTTTGGGGAATGATGGTTGGTATTTTCCCTTATACGACATCTAAATACTTTATAATGTAAGGTTCGCACAAGGTATTTAGAGTGGCAAATTCTCTTGTCAGAAAAATTACTATGAGTCAGATCAAAGATCTGGTAGGAAATTTGGCACAAACAAATTATTATCTTGTTGATATTCCTATTAATTCGCCAAAATTAAAGGCTCATTTTCAGACTAGTTATCCAGATTTAGGTAATATTGATGAATTTGTTAAAAATAAATTAGGTTTTCTTTGCTCTGAAGCGACATTACCAACAACTTCTTACGCTACAGCAGAAGTCAAAGATAATTTTATGGGAGTAACGCAGGAATTTGCCCATACTCGTCTTTATACTGATATGGATATGACTTTTTATGTTGATGTTAAGTATGATATATTAAGATTTTTTGAGGGGTGGATGGATTATATTTCTGGAGGTAATATTCCTGATGAAGAACCTGCTGCAGCAACTGATCTTGGAACAACTATTTACAGAAGATTTAATTTTCCAGAATTTTATAAAGTTCAAAAAATGACTGTAAGAAAATTTGAACGAGATTATAATAGGGAATTGGTATATACTTTTGTCAATGCCTTCCCCAAAGGTCTGACCTCAATTCCAGTTTCTTATGGTCCTGCAGATTTACTAAAAGTCACGGTTACTTTTAATTATGATCGTTATGTTGTAAGTAGAAATTTTACTGGAGAAATAGATAAAGAAATTCGTAATAAAGCTCTTACAGCAACTGAACCTTTTAAAGATCCTAGAATACCTGGCACATTAATTCTTCCAACAAGACAAGATCCTAACGAAGGATTGGCATAATAAATAATCACAACTGAAGTTCTATAGGTCATTATGCCTTTACCAAAGATTAATACACCAACTTATGAGTTGGATTTACCTTCTACTGGAAAAAAAATTAGATATCGTCCTTTTCTAGTTAGAGAAGAAAAGATTTTGATCATAGCACTTGAATCTGAAAGTATGAAGCAGATTACAAGTGCGATTGTTCAAATCTTATCCGATTGTATCCTTACGAAAGGAGTTAAAGTATCAGATCTGTCAACTTTTGATATTGAATATCTATTTTTAAATGTTCGTGCCAAATCGGTTGGAGAAACTGTTGAAGTTAATGTAACTTGTCCTGATGATCAAGAAACTCAGGTCAAAGTAGAAATCGCAATAGATGATATTAAAATTCAAAAAAATAACGATCATAATAATATTATCAAACTAGACGATACCCTTTCGATGAAAATGAAATATCCTTCATTGGATCAATTTGTTGAAAACAATTTTGAGACAAATGATGATATAAGTGACGTTAATAAATCTTTAAGTATGATCATTTCTTGTATTGATATGGTTTATGATCAAGAAGAGTCTTGGAGTGCTTCTGATTGTTCAAAAAAAGAATTGGAAGATTTTGTGGAGCAGATGAACACCAAGCAGTTTAAAGAAATTGAAAATTTCTTTACAACAATGCCAAAATTATCTCACACAATTAAAGTTAAAAATCCAAACACCGATGCTGAAAGTGAGGTTGTTCTTGAGGGTCTTGCAAGTTTTTTCAGTTAAGTATGGCTCATACGAGTCTTGAGTCATACTATCAGATTAATTTTGCCTTGATGCAGCATCATAAATATTCATTAACAGAGCTTGAAAATATGATCCCTTGGGAAAGAGAAGTATACCTTACTTTACTTGAACAATATATTGAAGAGGAAAACCTAAAGGCACAACAGCAGAGTGGACATTAATCAAATCTACAAAGCACCATCAGTACCAAAATTAAGTAGAAGAAATATATCTTCTTCGGTACTTCGTAGTACCTCTGTTACAACTGCTGTTCCAAAATTAAAAAGAACAACATTTAGTTTTATAAGACAAAAAATAAGTCCAGAGACATTAAAGACTGATATATCTAATATACAAATATCAGACTCATTAGTAGAAACAAATAGAATTCTAGTTGAGATACAAAAACAATTATCTTATGATTTTGCGATGCGAATCGCAGAAGAAAAAGAGTCAATTAAAAAAATAAAAACAGCAGAGTCAAAAAGAAAATTTGCTGAAAAAGAAAAATCTGTAGAAGAAACTAAAAAAATTGGAGGAAAATTAGATAATATAATTGGTAAAGTTACAGCACCAATTCAAAATATTTTTGAAAGAATTAAAGAGTTTTTTAGTTTAATACTAACTGGTATTGTTTTAAATACTGCGTTTAAGTGGTTACAAGATGAAAATAATAGAAAACTATTAGATGGTATTTTTTATTGGATAGGAAAAGCATTTGTTCCTGCGGTTGTTGCTATTCTTGGATATAAAGTCTTTAAGTGGGTAAGAAGACTTTTTAAAATTGGTAAATTTTTATACAAATTACCAGGAAGAATTGGTAAGTTATTTGGAATTAAGACTCCAGGTGGATCTCCTACACTTCCAAAAATTCCTTGGTGGCAAAAAAATCCCGCTTCCTTAAGTAGATCTAATGCTTCTTACTCTAAATTTATAGCAGGAACATCAAACATTGGAGATAGAACTAGATTATTAAAAAGAGGAATGATAGGTCCTCAACAAATGTTCACCAAAGGTGGTCCTGAAGCACTTACGGGAACAGCAAAAGCAGCACCAGCAGTAGGCACTGCAACCACTGCCGCCGGAAAACTTGGTGGAAAAGCACTTAAAGCAATACCTTTTCTAGGATCAGCTATTGCGATTATTGAAGGGATCGCTAGATTGAAAGATGGTGATATAATGGGAGCTATGCTGTCTTTTGGAACAGCAATCCCTGGAATCGGATGGGGATTTTTAGCTGCTGACATTGTTAGAGCAATAATGGGTGACGCCAAATTTGATTCTGCTTTAGGAGACGCCTTCAGCGGTCAAACTGGTTTAAGTGAGGAAGAAAAGAAAAAGAGAATGAAGGGATCCGCACTTAAAAACGCACTTCTTACACCATCAATACCAATGGGAATGGGTTTTTCAACAGGAGGAACTATTCCTGGAAAAGGATCTGGGTTTGTTGATAGTGTAAAGGCAATGCTTGCTCCCGGTGAAGAAGTGATTCGTACAACGTCTGCTATGTTGTTTAGACCACTCTTAAAAGACATTAATGATAATGCTGGAAGATTGTGGATTATATTCACTCAAGCAATCAGAAAATTACTTGCCGTTTCAGAATATCAGAAAGATGTGTCCAGAGAATTTTCTAAAGTTATAGAAGATTTTAATAAGTATCTTAAAGATGATATTTTAAAGAAAAAAACATCTAAAACAAAACCAGGTGGAGGTGGATTCCGAGTTTCACCCACAAAACCAAATACTCAATCAACAATTTCATCGGCACCAAAAATTGCGAATATCAATATGAATATATCTGCTGGTTCTGGTGGAATGACTTTCTTACCAATGGTTCTTCCAAAGCAATCATCGGCTCCGCCACAAATACCACAAATGCAGGGAAAAGCGACAGAAGTTCCTACTATATCACCCATCAATTTTGCCAATTATTGGATGGAAGTGACACCAGAACTTTATGGAATAGAATTATACGTATAAGATATGGAAAATCAAGTACAAAATCTAAAACTTAATGTCACCAACATTAAAAGTTATCTCATCAATTCAAATAAAGAATTAAAAAGTCTTAAAATTCAAAAAAAAAATTTATTTACAAGACTTGAGAAGCAAAAAGACATAAGAGTTAAAGAATCTAAATTAGAATCTAAAAATCTTGGAATTGGTGCTGGATTTTCCAGAATTATGGGTGCCGTGACAGCTCCTGCTAGAAGTATTTTTGATAAAATACTTGACTTTTTGGGACTAATTGTTCTTGGAATTCTAGTTCAAAAACTTCCTGCTATCATAGCAAAAATTGATGAATTTTTTAATAGTGATTTTATAAAAGCAATTGGAAATGTATTTAAAACAATTGGGTCTGGATTTAAAAAACTTGGAGAACTAATTGATCTTCTTACCCCACAAAAACAAAAAGAATTAGATAATGAATTGAAATTAATTGGAGATGAGGCAGATAGTGATTTAAAATTAGCAGATCAAGCAGACAGGGATATATTTGAATTAGAGAAAGAATTAAATAAAAGAGAAAATAATAAACAAACTCCTACACCAACGATGCCAATGGCACCGATGGCACCAGGATCAATGTATCCGGCACCAACTCCACAAGTGCCAACATCAACATCAAAACCACAAGATCCACAAAAGTTTTCAAAAGGTGGAACAGTTCAAACAACAAATGGTCAAAAATCACAACCTGCGTATGCGCCAAGAAAAAGTGGGCAATTAAAACAATCTGAGAGAGGAATGAGTGCTGGATTTGAAGACTTTTCTTTAGCAGTTGATAGTATTAACCAAACAGCTCAGCGAGATGAAAAAAATGTTATAGCACTCGCAGAGTTGTCAAAAAACTTTAGAGAATGGAGTTCTTTAAATCAACCTACAAGAACCAAAGGTCCTGGATTTGGTCCTCAAGATCAAAAAGATCTTCAAGCAACCCGCGATCAACAATATTCTGGAGAAACATATGCTTCAGGTGGTTATATTGGTGCAACTGGAGATACTGATGGAAATCAGACTGGACTGGATATGAATTTACCAGGGGGCATTGGAACACCAATTTACGCACCATTTGATCTAATTTATAGAAGTAAAGGAACAGATGGAATGCCATCTGTTGGACTACAAGGAACTGCCGATGTTTTAGGTCCTGCTGGAAGAGGTTTTGGATATTATGGTGCCTATTATTTTAGAAAAAATGATAAAGAATATGAAGTTTTAATGGGACATTTTAAAAATCTCCCCTATAAAGGTGCAAAAGATGGAGAAATTATTCCAAAAGGAACTTTACTGGGATATCAAGGAGCATCTGGAAGAACAATTGGATCTGGAAATAAACCATATCCTCACATATCATTACATGTGAATGGAGTTGGATTTAGGGCATCAAATAATCTTTTGGTTGATGTTGCAAATAAATTAATAAATTCTGGACCATCTACTGGAAAAATCAAACCAGCACAAGTTGTTCAACCACCAAAAGGAATTAAATTAGAATCTGTTTCACAAGATCCAATAAGCACAGGCGCTGGACAATTACTAAAAGCATTACAAAGACCTGGGGGCGGTGGAAATAGATTATTAAATAGATCAAGTAATAGTGGAAATCAATCAATGTTTATCTACGCGGTACAACCAGTAGAAACCTTTGTTCCCTTCCCATATCCAGTCCCCACACAACAAACAACAAGTTCATCACCACAAAAAACAAAAGTTCCACCAATATGGAGAGCATAAGATAAATGAATAAGGCAGCAGCAGCATCAGCATATGAAGTCTTTCAAATTGAAAAGAATGGAAAAATTATTGATATCACCGGCACCGATCCCTATGGTCCTAAAACGACAAGTTTTGATTATTATGAAAGTCTCCTATCTCCAAATGTAAGTGCTGTTCTATCAATAATGGATATTGGTGGATCATCCCAGTATGATTCAAAATATGATAAACAATCTAGAGATGGAACATTGAGTTCTGCGTTTTTGCTGTCTGGTGATATTAATGTTTCATTTAAAATTACATCTAAATCTGGATCAGATGTTTTAGATTTTACAAGAAATCCATTGATTTTTGATAAACAAATTAATCCAAGTCAAGAATCAAATCGTGAGGGAATTGTGATTGGTTTGGTCTCACAGGCAGCAAAAACAAATATGGAAAATAAAATCCAAAAAACTTATAGAGGTAAAATATCAGAAAATGTGAGAAAAATTTTAAGAGAAGAATTAAAAGTTATCAACAATAGAATTTTTGCTGATGAAACAAAAATTTCTTACGACTTTGAGGGTAAAAATAGAGATGCTTTTAGTATCATTTTGGGATTATGTCCAAGATCAAATCCCATTCAAGGAAATCCTGGATATTTTTTCTATGAAACTAGAGATGGTTTTAATTTCAGATCTATTGACAATTTGATATCTCAATCACCACCTGTGGGAGTAAGTGAATATTTTAGAACTGATGCTTTACAATCAAATTTAGATAATGATTTTAACGATTATAAAATTGTTAGAAAATTTGATATCAAAAAAGAGGATATTATAACTTCATTAAAATGTGGAATTTATAGATCTAGAAATTATTTCTTTAATCACAAAACACTAAAGTATGAAGAACTTGATTACTCATTAACAGGACTAGAGCAATCACTTGGAAAAAGTGTTGAAATTCCAAATGTAAATTCATATACAAGAACTTATTTTAATATAAAAGATATAGCATCTTTAAGTCCAGTTGTAGGTGGATCTGAAAATAATGATCCGAAAGAGTGGCAGGCAAAATCTCCAATGAGATATAATTCATTGTTCACTCAAATTATTGAAATTCAAGTTCCTTGCAATTTAAAGTTGAAAGCAGGAAACACAATTATTTGTAATTTTGAAACCATAACTCAATCTAAAAAAGTAGAAGGTGCGATTGATCCGGTAAATAGTGGTAAATATTTGATTTTAAATTTATGTCATCATTTTGATCCATTAAGATCTTTTACATCAATGACACTTGTTAGAGATTCATACGGACTTTATAAGAAATAATTATGGCAGCAAAACCTTACGGGAACATCAAATACGAAGAGATGTTCATTGGACAAATTCCACCAAATCAGGTACAGGATAAAATAGATTCCGATGGTTGGGGTGATAGAGTTAAAGTAAGAATTCCTAATTACCATAGTCCAGATACTCCAGATGATAAACTACCTTGGGCAATTGTGGAAAGACCTACATCTCAAGGAAATGCGAGTCGTGGATCTACAGGTCTTTGTGGAGGAGAATGGGTTCGTGGATATTTTATTGATGGAATTCCTGTAATTTGTACTGTCTTGTCTAGAGGAACTTATGAAAATAATGTTTCATTACAAGAAGCCAAAGAAAAAAAATCAACTGGATTTAAAAATATTACAAGGTATAATTCATTTTCACCTCACTCTGGACAGGTTATTGGTGGTGATAAACCAAAAGAATCAACACAACCAACTAAACAAGAATTTGAAAAGGCAAAAGAAATTCCAAAAGATCAAGAAGACCTTGCTTTTAATAGACAAAAAATTGACTGATAAATATCAAAACGAAGAGGTAAATTTATAATGTCACAAGATAAAATACAAGATTTTATTAATGAAAATAAAGGAAAACAAATTCCAGTAGAAGGTCCAAAACCTAACCAAAAATATATTGTAGAAATAACCGCAGATGGTAAATCTATAGTTAAAAATCTTACTACAGGTGCTGTAGGAAAACCGACACTTATTACATTAGAAACTATTGCTGAACTTCAACAAATCAGACTTGCAGAACCACCACTACAAGAATCTCCAGCAACACCAGAACCACGAAATCCTTTTTATACAAATAAAGGAACTAAACAACTTCGCAAAGATGTAGAAATTCTTACAGGTCTTCTTCAAAGTGATGCTGTTGAATTAGATAGTGTTGTTATATCTGCTGGTCCACCACAACAGACTTTATTGGATCGTATTGAAGAATCTGGAATTACTCAAAATTTATATAATGAGTTTCCGCAGTATACAGATTTAATTAGTTCTTATGCCGATAAAAGACAATCTTTACAAGATCTAGAAAAAATTCTTGAAAACTATTTAAAAGATGTTGAAAATGAGTGTGCTAAACAGTTAGAAACAACAACCTCTTGGTCTGGTGATGGAAAAAAATGTAAACAGGCTTATAATTATTCGGCATTAAGAGCACTAGAAGCAGATATTGAGAAGCAATTGAATGAACTTCCCGATCCTTGTGGAAAGAGCACTCTTGCTGGAATTAATAACGCACTACTAAACTTCTTTGATTTTCTTAAAGGAATTAAGAAATACTATAATCTCTATGTTCAGGGAACAATCAATAAAATTCAAAATCTAACTTCCATTATTGCCAGAACCGCTGACATCATAGCATCAATCTTAAAGTTGCTCATTCAAAGAGTTCGTAATTATATTTTAAATCTTTTAAGAAAATTAATTGAAAAAGTCATTGATCGTATCTTGACATCTTTATCAAAAAATCTTAAGAATGCCGTCATTAAAGCAATTGTTGATTCCATAATCTGTAAGTTTAATGAGATTATCAAAGGATTAAGAAATCTCGTCGTAGATTTTTTGTTTGCGATGATTGGAAATGTGATCAATGCTCCTATTTGTGCCGTGGAGCAATTTACCAATGCTTTAATTAATAATATCGCAGTTCAAACAGACAGAGCACTCGCACCAATTCTTGCTGGAATTAATGATGTTCTTGGTGGAGTCGCTAAAATTGCGGGTAATGTCTTTCAGGCAATTGACTTTATTCTTGGATTTGAATCTTTCTTGTGTGCTAAACCAAAGTGCCCTCAAATTAAGTCGTGGAAAGCATCTGCTGGAGCGGGACCAACTCCAGCGATGGAAGAATCATTCAATAATTTCTTACCAATTCCTAACGCAGATCAAATTGAAGATGCTGTATTAGGTAATGTGGATCAATTTATTGGAAATGCTCTTCCTGGCGTTTCAATTTTTGGTGATGAGAGACTTGAAGGAAACGTTCTTGCGAGTGGAACCCCACCTCCAGGAGTACAATGTTTCCCAGGTGCCTTCCGTTGTGGTCCACCTAACGTAGTGTTCTTTGGTGGTGGAGGAGTAGGAGCAGTCGGAAATGCTGTTGTAAATTCACTTGGTGAAGTTGTAGGTGTTGATCTAACTTATGGTGGTGCTGGATATACGGCTCCCCCATTTGTAACATTCCAAGATAATTGTGGAAATGGAAATTATGCTTCAGGATATACTGTAATCAATAACGTTGGAGAAGTCACTGAAGTTGTTATGATTAATAGTGGTTCTAGTTATCTAAATTATGTTTCGGGAACTACAGAGTTTGAAGAAATCCCACAAGAACTGATCGCACCTGTAGAAACCACAACGAGAGAATATGTGACTTGTTTAGATCGTATTGAAATCATAAGCACTGGGATTGGATATTTACCTACAGATAGTGTTTCTATTACACCAGATCTACCAGGACTACAAGTTAAAGTTCAAATTACAGAGGTTGGTCAGATTGTATCAATGGAAGTTTTAAACTCTGGATGTGGGTTTGCCGAGATCCCAGAGATCACAATAAATAGTGATACTGGATCTGGATTACAAGTTCGTCCTGTGATGAGATTTGTGAATCGGCAGCAATATCTTAATGAACAACCAGATTTTGATCCGTCCAGACTCATTAAAGTTATTGATTGTGTTACCAAGTAATGGCAAAAAAGAGATCACCGGAATATATTGTTACTGATAATGCTCACGGCACAATGTTCTTTGGTCCTGGTGGTCCCAAAGAAGCAGACGATGGCACCGAGTTTAGATTTTCAGTTGCTTCTAACTCAACGTTAAAGTATACGAATGACGGTGGCAAAACGGAGCACGTTCAAGGAAGGAATGTTATTACTTGTGGGCACAATCTAGCACAAGGAAGAGATAAGGCAGAAGAAGAAGATATCGCTTATGGTGTTTACTGTGAGAATGGAGACATTGTTTTCTCGGCACCTTCTGGAAATGTAAAGATACTTGCGAAAAACATTTATCTTGAATCTCGTGGTCCCGACACTGACAATGGTGCTTTTTTACTGAAAGCCAATGGTGGAATCACAATTGATAGTGGAGAACAACTGACTTTATCTGGAACCAAAGTCTGTGTCAGAGGAGAAGCAGAGGTCAATATTGTCACAGATCATTTTATCAATATGGTGGGTGAAATTATTCAAGGTGGATCACCATTCAGTCCACTACTAAATTCAATTCTACCATCAGTCATTACTGATTTATTAAACGGAGTCTCTGCGAGTTGTAAGTAATATGGCATTTACCTTTAGTGAATCTTTCAATCTCAATGTAACGCACCCTATCTTTGATACTGCGTTAGCCATTCCAAATGAAATTCGTGGTTTATTTCCAGGAACGGCATCCATTTATGCTGGATATTTTGGTACAGGATCTCTGTTTACATTAGGAACCACTGTCATTGGTGCTGGTCCAGCTCCAGATAAACCACTGACAATGAATACTCTTGGACTGAATTTACACGATGGAATCACGACACAACTTGGAGTTCACGCTACAGTTGGAGAAAATATTACAACTGGAATTGAATTAAGAAGTTCCGTTGTATCCAATTCTCTAACTGCCAAAGAAAGTTCTCTTGTTGGAAAAGAAACAAACATCGTTGGAAAAAATGTCAATATTGGTGGCAAGGACATCTATATTGGGGGACCAACAATCACGATTACAGCTTTTGGTGGATCCATCTCTGGAGTAGATATTTCTGGTTGTACTGGAAAGAAAGCATTTGATATTCAACATCCATCTAAAGAAAATCATAGATTAAGATATATTTGTTTAGAGGGACCAGGTGCTGATGTCTTTGTCCGTGGAAAATTAAAAGGTTCAACAGTAATTGAATTACCAGATTATTGGAAAGATCTCGTTGATGAAGAATCTATTACTGTCAACCTGACTCCAATCGGACAGTATCAAGAATTATATGTGGAAAAAATTGTTTCTGGAAATAAAATACATATAAAGAATAATTCTGGAATACCAGTAAATTGTTACTATACAGTTTATGGAGAGAGAAAAGATACAACCAAAAATATTTCAGAATATCCTGGAACTTCTCCACTAGATTATCCAGGAAATAATGATGAATATGTAATTAATGGGAGAGCATAAGCAATGGCAACTGGAGCACCAAAGGCAGCGATTGGATATTTACAGGAAGATTTAGATTCCTTGAATGAATATGACACGAATCAAGTCAACGAAACTCCCACAGAGTCTCTGACATACAAGGATATAACTCAAAATTCTGATGGGACTTGGAATCAGAATGATAATATCGTTGAAAACCCAGTTAAACTTCCCACGACAATAAAGCAAAACGAATATCAAAAACTTGAAAATAAAATAGAAAGTCTACAAGAGAGTGCTGGGATTTTAGATCAAAAAATTCTAGATCTAAACAATCAGATTAATTTTAAGAAATCCCAGATCGTAAGTTTAGTGTCTTCTGCTGTTGGTCTTGGATGTTCCGTTGGACTGACTACTACCAGTTCTGCCGCTTTGATTGTAAATAGTGTTCAGATTGGTTTTGGAAGCACCGTCTATCAGGATCAGGCAAAGAACAAGGTTTATAGTGGACTTACAGACTACACTGCCAGAAATCCATTTACATCAGACTCTACAGTTACACTTTCGGCATCAAATCTTGGAAGTGGATATCAATCTGTAACATCAAATAACGATGGGACAAATGTAGGGATTTATAGAACGGTATTTACAGTAGGTCATCCAGCACCAGTTACTGCCACTTGTGTAGGATTTGCCAATTCTATTACTACTATTGCCGCTGAATTAACATCGTTAAGATCTCAAAGGGATTCATATCTTACAAATGTTAATCTCGTAAAAGATGGAAAGTTGGATGAGGAAATTATCTTGTGGGGCAACAAGTCTGCTGACGGTCGGATAGGCACCTTGAAGACAAATACACAATCCTTAATGAATTCTATCAATTCCGTACCCGAGTTCCAGTGACCCCTTGACGCCAGGCGCCAGATGCCCTATAATATGTGGGTAATCAACACAAGACCAAATGCCTGCCAACACCGAAGAGTTTCTGTCCCGCTGTGTCGTGGATACTCTGGCACGTAAATTCTACCTTTACTCTAGTGAAGGTGACGAGCGAATCGTAGAATGTGAGACTGTTGATCAGTTTATGAGTGTCCTGGAAGTAGTTCGCACTCAAGTAAGCGAAGATTGTCTTGCCTACGCTAACCCTCTTTGAAAAATGGAAGTTTTCACTGTGGAAGAGTTTCAAGAAAGATTTGATGAACTTATGAGTCGTGTAGAGAACGGCGAGCACATAGGAATCGTTAATGAGGACGGGCAGGCAGCAGTGATGATGCCCGTTGATGACGAACTCATACGAATACACACCGAGTTAAACAACGAGGCATCATAAACGCACGGGGGCATAGTTCAACGGTTAGAACAGCAAGCTTATACCTTGTATTAGCGGCAGATTACCGCGAGGTCCTGGTTCGAATCCAGGTGTCCCTATAACTCTAAACTACATTAGAGTATAAATAAAAGTGTAGAGTGGTCTAACTTCTATGATAGGAACTTGTAAGAAATGTGAGAAAACTTTTAAGTATTCTCCATCCCAATCAAATGGCATCTATTGCTCTAATAAATGTCAGCAAGAATACCTTTACGAACAAAATATTACGGATTGGTTGTCCAAAAAAATAACTGGAAAAGTTAGAGATGGAAGACCAAGTGATTTTGTTAGGAGGTATATGCTTGAAGAAGCAGGACATAAATGTTCTGAATGTGGTTGGGGAAAGGCAAATCCAGTAAATGGTATTATCTACCTTGAAATAGACCACATAGATGGTTCAAGGGAAAATGGATATAAAGAAAACTTACGAGTTTTATGTCCAAACTGTCATACTTTGACTGATACTTATAAAACTTTAAACAAAAAAGTTGGTTATCACAAACAAAGGACACAGTTAAATGAATAAAACCATTCGCTGTTTGCGAATAGCGAATGCTCAATTAGCTATCTGGTGAAAGCACCCGACTCATAATCGGATACAGGCGAGTTCGATCCTCGCATTGAGCATTGACTATTATGGTATAATAGTCTTATACACGGGGCGGTGACGTAACTGGTAGCCGTATCAGACTTAAAATCTGCTGGGAGTATTCCCGTGCGGGTTCGATTCCCGCTCGCCCTATTAAAAATAAATAAGATATATGGGAAAACCCCTATGTCTTATCGTATAGATCACGCATATTGCTGGTACAATGATGGCAGTATGATTGTGAAAATGTATTTCATCAATCACGTTCCTTTCACATTTGACGAACTTCCTGACGGTCATTTATACGATCAAGATCTTTGTAGAGCAGCAGATAAGAATCGTACATTTGAACCAGAAGACTTATATAGAAGTTCTTTTTATCTTATAGATGAAGAGGTACATCCTTGCTTCTTCCCAGTTGAGTTAGAAAACCCTGAAGACCTTCCAGACGACCTTGAATTTGAATATGGTGGGGAAGATTTACTGGGATAAATAAAACATAGAAATCTTTTGTCTATTATAATCCGATGCCTCTTAATAAGTTAGATAATTTTATCAAGAACACTGAAGGTCGTATTCTGTACGTTAATCCAAATGACCTTGATTCTACAGATTCAATTGAAAATGAAGGTAATTCTCTTGCTCGCCCATTTAAGACGATTCAAAGAGCACTTTTAGAATCTGCGAGATTTTCATATGTAAAAGGAAGCACAAACGATATTACTGAAAAAACTACCATTTTACTATTTCCTGGTGAGCACTTAGTTGATAATAGACCTGGATATGCAATTTATGATAATGGAGGCGCTAAAGCAGTCGATAGATCTGGAGCAGAAGCTTTTGCAGCAGCAGTTTTTTCTTTAGGTCTTGATTCTAATTTTGATTTAACTCAGGAAGATAACCAACTTTATAAGTTCAATAGTTATTATGGTGGTGTTATAGTACCAAGAGGAACATCACTTGTTGGTCTTGATTTAAGAAAAACAAAAATTAGAGCAAAATACGTTCCAAACCCAACGGATTCTACTGTACCCAGTTCATCAATTTTTAAAATTACTGGCGCTTGCTATTTTTGGCAAATGTCATTCTTTGATGCTGATCCTGCAGCGACAGTTTATACAAATCCAGATAACTTTGGGGTATCTTATAGATCT